ACTTGTTAAAATGAATGATTGAAATTTGTAGTTTAGATCCTTCGCTTCTAAACCAGAGTAAATATTACATTGATTTTATAAATCATTGTGGTCTTTATAAAGGGATAGAAACAACACTTAAACTTAATAAAGAAATTCGTCTAAGTGTTACAAGATATTTAAGTGGACAGTGTTATCGTCCCCTTAATGTTCAAGTAACATATGATGGAATTCCTAAAAGGTTAGGTGGTTTAGTTAAGTTAATTCGGTCTTGAAGATCTTGTAGTAGTGATACTATTCGATTTATTCTTACCCTTTTATCTTCAACTAGAAGGATTAAAGCTCCTGTAAATCCTAACCTAAAGACAGTTACATCGCCTTTAAGTGTGGATGTCCTACCTAATTGGACTAGCTCAATTATAAAATTTTCTCGAATTCTTCGCAAGAAGAATAAGAAATTATTCTGTAAGAGAACAAATCTTCTTAGGGTGGATTGGGAGACTTATCACTTAACGACTAAATCTTCACCATCAGGTGGCCAAGCATTAGTTTCATCTCTTTCTGAGGCAGTAGTACTACCAAAGAAATTGATAAAATCAATCTCAACCCTTGGAGGCAAAGAATTAGTTAAGAAGTTAGATCTTATTCGTCAGAATCCATCTTTAATAGGTAAACTAATGAGTCAGTCTTTTAATTACGAAAGTAATTTACGACGAATTCATTGCTTTTCCGATTCGGAAGGAAAGACTAGAGTTATTGCTATAGGTGATTATTGGTCCCAAACTTGTTTGGTTCCTTTACATAATTCCTTATACAAAATTCTTAGTTCTATACCTCAAGATCGAACCTATACTCAAAGTCTGGGTATAGATTTGTTTAATCCGCTTAAAGATGAAACATACTTTTGTTTTGATTTATCAGCTTTTACTGATAGATTTCCATGTGATGTTCTACATGAACTTCTAAAAGTTTTAATTGGTATTTCAAAAGCAAATGCATGGTATGACATAATGGTGGGATATCCCTTTAAGTGTGATTTCTCAAAGGATGACTTACGATATACTGTAGGAAATCCAATGGGATTTTACTCTTCTTGAGCTATCTCGACATTATCTCATCATCTAGTTCTATTTATTTGTTGTGAAAACCTAAATATAGATTGGTTAACATCTAAATATATATTATTAGGTGATGATATTGTCATATACGACGAACCTTTAGCTATAGAGTACAAGAAACTTATTTCATCTTTAGGAGTTGAAATATCTGATTCAAAAACTCATATAAGTTCACACTTTGTTGAGTTTGCGAAAAGGATTTTCCTCCCTATTGGTGAAGTAAGTCCAATTTCTTCAAAAGGGTTTATAGAGCATGTCCGCAGTTATTCTGCTTTCATTACCTTTATAAACACTCAGCGAGAAAGAGGTTTAAAACCTGTACTCTCAAGTCTAGAGTGCGGACTTCTATATTACAATCGATTCGAAATAGTTAAGAAGAAATTCTTTTCTATTAGGAAAGAACGTTTTATAGAATCAGTTTTACTTTACAACAGACTTCAAG